AGTGTCGGTATTTTATAGGCGACAAGTAGTTTCGGAGCGATTTGTGAAAGGTTTGCATGACGGATGTTCTAATTGAGCCGTCAAGTGGTAGATTTGCATTGTCGATTGTTAAAGTAATGAAGACCGAGTCTTCTGTTTGCATTTGGTCTTCGTGCATGAGCCGAACGGTCCATTGTCGGCCGTAGTCGATTCGACAGCCAATGCATTTTCGACAGGGTATTGGGACATGGTCGGAGACGAGTTTTTGAGCTGGGGTTGCTCGGAATTCTAGGCTAGTGTGGCCGTATTCCGGGAAATAGACGCGCCAGGCGTCTTTTGGATGGTAGCAGGTCATAGGACTGCTCTCCTTTCTCGGTGGGCGGGGGCTGGGGTGGCCTCCGCCCTTTTTATGAAGTAAGTGGTCGGGATTGCCCCCGACGGTGCAGCCGCGGGGGAATTAGGGGTTTTTTAGGGAAATGGGGACCCCAGACCCCATTGTTTATTTAGAGGCGGATTCCGCCTCGCATTGGACCCGAGCGGCTGACGTTTTTCCGATTGGTCATTGAGGCCGTGCGGCTGAAGAGTCTCTTGGATTTGCCGCGTGAGAGTTTCTTTCGAAAGGCCATTTATTCGCTCCATGGTTGGTTGTGGCTGGTCACTTGGGGATACTTGGGACAAGAGGGGGCGTATCCCCAGGGTTTTGAGCCTTACACCTTTAGGGTGTGGGCTCTGGTTCCGGCTCTGGTTCCGGCGCCGGTGTTGGTGTCGGTGGTGGACGATCGAGGAGGCCGAGTTCGGCCATCTCGTCGATGTTGTCCGGGTTTTCGACGAAGGCCAGGAACTGGCCAGGGTCGTTTTGGAATTTTTCCCGGACTTTTGCAGGTAGAGTGTCGAACATGTCGTTCGCGTCCTGCAAGGTTTGAAGAGCGGACTGGAAGTCCTCTTGGGATGAGACGTCTGCATATTGGCCTTTGTACCGGACAATGTGATTTAACATGCCGGTTTTTTGATATTTGGCCATTAGAATGTTTATGTCGCATTCGTCTTTCATGGCTTGTTTTGCCATGGTTTGAGGGAAGTCGGTGACTTGTATTCGCGGGTGTGGGCGATAGTGGTCGTGCATTACTGTGTCCTTTGGTTGTCTTTTAGCAATTGCCAAAGAGATTTTGCGGAGCTGAGTGTTGCGGCAGTCGCGCGAGCGTCGATCTTGCCGATTGTTTTTAGAGTTTTTAGGAAATCGTCGAAGTTAGTTCCGATCCAGCCGGAGCCGGATTTCATGAATTTTGCGATTTCTTGTTTGAGTTGCACGAGTTGAGATTTTTGTAGGCCGGTTTGGGCAGCGAGTTGGTTGATTTTGCTCTCTACCTCGCGGGTTTGGGCGCCTGTAAGTTGCCCTTGTGCTCCGACGAGGATGGAGCGTTGGAATTCGGTGGCCGTTTCGCCTTTGATTTTATCGATTTCGGCTGACGTTTTTCGATTTTGGATTGCTTTTAATTTTGTGTCCTCATCGAGATTTTTTGCCGTTGCGATATTTTGATTTGAGGCTGTGTCGGCCTGTTTTGTTTGAGCTTTCCGAATGTTCATTTGAGATATGGCGCTGGCGGCGTTCCCGCCGCCGAAGTCGCCTTGTGCTGCCATAGCGCCAGTGGGGGCCGTGCCTGGCCCCTGAGAGTAGGCCAGCATAGGGTTAAGACCGGCCTGGCGCATGTCGGCCATGGTTGTTTGGTAGCGCGTCGCATATTGCTCCGCTGAGAAGTCGCGCGCCTTAGAGGCTTCGCCGGCGCTTGCTTTGTTGCCGAGGACGCCGCCGACAACGGCGGCGCCTGCGGCGATGATCGCGGGCCACACCATCAGGTGAGGCCAGCGAAGGTGCTGGCGGCCAAGAAGACCGCCAGTAGGAGGAAGAAGAAGAGGGGGGCTTTTATGTAGTGCATGATTTTGACCTAGAAGTGGTCAATAAAGCCAGGAACCCCATAGACCGGCATTGGACGCGCGCAGCGATAGTTGAAGTAAATGTCCAACAGGAAGTCCGGTTCGCCTGTGACGGCGGATACACGGTCTATGGGGGGGTTTGACTCTATGAAGAGTGAAGAGAGCGTTGGCAGTGAGCCGAAGTCTTCGGCCAAGTGCCAGGTGTCGAGAGATTGTGCGAAATTTGACCGGAATTGTCCGGTGATGAGAGAAGGTTTGTAGCGATATTCTGCGAATCGCTCCTGGTAAGCGAAAACGCCGTCGTCGTTGGCGGGTACGCCATCTGCATAGATTTCTTTGTTGAGGATAGTTTGTTCGCCAATCATTTGAAGGGCGGGCCAGAAGTGATCGAAGCGGGTCCTACGGGACCACATTCGATTGAGGCCCTGTTGATAGGTGAGATCGGCTCTGACATTGATAAAGCCGATGATGATATTGTGTTCGGTGAAGGATTTTGAGAACCCGTGACCCATAACCGAAGCTGTACCGAAGGCGGCAAGATTACCTTGAGGTGTGCCGGTTGTTTCTTCGGAGGTTTGGGCGACGGGAGTAACGTTAACATACGATGTGCCGCCTCCCAGGTACTCAGGGCGTTGCAAGCGGGCGTCAGGAGAAGTAACGCCAAAGTGAGACTGAATGATTTCAGTGTATCGCGTGCCGCCACGGGCGTCCCTTTCGAATAGTTTTTGGACTTGGAAGGCTTGTCGTAGCTGATTGATTGTTGCTGCGGTTGCATTTGTTAGGTCGGCTCGAATATGTGGGATGCCGCCAGTTGCGGCGTCCCCCTCGCCGTACCAGATTTCGTCGGAGACTGATCCTTCGATGTTTGCTGCGAAGGGGAAGGTTGTTATTCCGGTTCCGGTTTCGTAGACACCGACGTCGGTGCCTGGATAGGTTTGCGTTCCTTTGCCGATGCCGAGGACCGGGGCCTCGGTTCCCAGAGGCAGTGAAACTGAGTCCCCTTTTTGGGGCCAGGGGAGGCCGGACGTGAAATAATCATGCTGTTTGTTCCTACGGAAGAGGGAGTAGTCAGCCATTAGATCGGGGCCGTCGTCAAGATTGACGGTGAGAGATGGTTGCAGATTTTGGTCTCTGAACCAGTCGTTATATATGAGGTTCATTGCCCGGAATGGTAGTGCGCTGACTTGAGTTAGAACGTCCGTTGGGATGCCGAAGTAGTCGCCGATTGAGCCGGCGATGTGAGTGTCCGCGATTTGCGGTATGAGGAAGTCCGTGCTGTCGCCCGGGTCGTCTTGGGCGCCGTTGAATTTTTCCCAGTTCTCCCAAAGGAGACGGTAAGGGACGGCGAAGAAGAATGTATGCATGAACAGATTGTCCATGAAGGGGTGTAGTGGCGTGCTTAGGCGCGCGAAGCCGGTCATGTTGAGGCTCATTGTGTCGCCGGGGATTGCCTCGTCGACGAAGACGGGGATTAGGTAGCCCCCGTCGAAGGTTGTTTTGTAGCCGTGAGACCGGTTGAAGGATGAGCGGGATATTTCCGCTTTTGGCACTTCTGAGAAGCGGTTGACGTTCGTTGTTGTGGGTATTCGCATTAGGTTGAGTTCCCATGAAGGTTAGTTTGCTCGCGATGTGCGAGCTTGGGATCGCCCAGTGGGTCATGTTGACGAAACTGGCCGATAGAGAGTTCGAGGTAATCGGTCATTTTGCCGATTAGTTCAGGGTGTTCTTCCATGATATCGAGTTGACCATTTTGGTCGTTGAAGCTCCCAAGGCAGTAGAGTGAGAAATGCTCGGGATTATGAGCGAGCATGGACTCTGTTTCTCTTAATTGGGTTACGATGGCCCGGATTGCAGAGGCGTTTTGGGGTGAAAAGAAGGGCATCATGTAGGCTTGGGTAGCCTCGTCGTAGATTGAGAATATTTTGGTGATCATTGGTCCAGGTTCCTTGTTTGGCGGTCCGCGATAAGGGTGGCGTATTCCTCGCGTCGTGCGAGGGCCTGGGGTGTGCGGTCCTTGAGGTTGGTGATTGCATTGTATATTCGCCAATCGATGACGTCCTCGTGATCGTAGAGCGAGGCGAAGGCATAGAGCTTGTCATAGTATGGCGGCATAGAGAAGCGTTTTCCGTCGAGGATTACGAAGTCCGACGGGAATAGGTCTTTGTAGAATTTGAGGAACCAGGCGTTGCCTAAGCCTGGTTGGCTGGACATGGTTGCGAATTCGGGCTGTTTGCCCTTATAGGCGACGGCTTTTTTGCCGTCTAATTTTTTAGTGACGTAGCCAGTGATGTACGCCGCGCGAGCGCGGACGAGAGGTTGGACAGTGGCATAGCCCTTGGTCCAGATTTTTGAGAGAGTTTCCGACGTGTAGATCCAGTCGTCATATTTTTCTAGGAATTTGTGCTTTTTCTTGTCGGGGAAGGAATAGCCGAAGATTATGGCGTGGTAATGAGGGCGACCGTAAGAGTCGCCGTATTCGCCAATTGTATAGTGTCGGTATTTTATAGGCGACAAGTAGTTTCGGAGCGATTTGTGAAAGGTTTGCATGACGGATGTTCTAATTGAGCCGTCAAGTGGTAGATTTGCATTGTCGATTGTTAAAGTAATGAAGACCGAGTCTTCTGTTTGCATTT